AAACCCTCAACCTTACAGGTCTTATCAAAAATAATTGGTTCTAAATGATCTAATGAATCAATGACCAAAGTTTTATATTTATGATTTTCTGCTAGTAATGATTTCAGTATTTCAATGATGTCATCATAGTTTTTTAATAAGTCTGTGTGGGCCACATCAATAACACCAAGACCATCTTCAGTCATAAGAAATATTGGTGAAGGAAACTCCGAAGCGATAGTTGTCTTACCTACACCTGGCTTTCCATGTATCAATATTCTTGGTGGTTTTAAAGTAGCTTTGGTTTTTATATCAGCAAGTGAAAAGGCCATTACTTGTCCTCCTTCCCAATTTTATCAGTGACAACTTCTACATCATCAGTTTCAGGAAGTTCAGGCAGCATAGGCTTTAGTTTCTCAACTAATAGTTGTTCGTTTTTGAGTAACGAATTGAAGTGAGCTACTTTCTTGGCTGCTTCTTGTGCTTCGGCCATAAGGCTTTGCTTCTCTTGCAATACTCCCACCAAGTCTTGCACGACTGGTCGGCTCTCATGTGTCAGATCATGCTCAAATATGTCACGACCATCCATCGTAATTATCGGGTTGGTTTCCATAAAATCTTTCCTCCATTTTCTGTAAAATCATTATAAGACTTACAATAAGTCTTACCCTTGCAGAGCAAACATTGTTGCCCTACCACTTCTTTCGGATATTTTTCGAGGGCTGCATCAACGCAGTCTTTCAAATATCCTAAACCCCAATCTACAAGATCATGTAAATCGAGAGTTGTTTCTTTAGCTTTACCGTTTTGAAAAATTACATTTTCATATTGGTAATCTCCTCCCCACCTTGCTACCGCCCCGAGGGTGTATATCTTTAGCTGTCCATTATCTATGACCTCTACTGGCCACTTACCTGACTTCAAATCAATCAGGCTGATTTTGTCTTTACCAATAAGAATGATGTCTGCTGTACCAAACAAATGGTCATTCACTTCATGCACATAAAGTTTTTCTTCAATCAACATTTCTGCATCCATCTCTTCTTTTTTTTTTAAAACATAGTTTGAATATGCTAGTGCTTTGTTCACCAACTTTTCATCTATTGTTATTTCAACATCTCCATCTTTATATTTTTGACCTACAAAATGTTTTGTTGGGTCTAAGTCTATTAACTCTTGTTTCAAAACTTTCTCAGCCATCCAGTGACATGCACTACCACTCACAGTCGCTTCACTCGCAACATACGGAGCTTTGCTGCTCAGTGTTGCACTAGCTGGACACTTACTCCAGAGCTTGTCAAAGCCCGAAGGTGACACAATAGAGTGCGAGATAATTACTCCCTATTAATAGGCTGTTGTAATTGCTCGTTCTCATAGGCTGCCACATCATCAAAATCGTACAACACTTTGCCACCAATTTTGTAATATGGAATACCAATGCCACGGGAACGCCAGTTCTCTAAAGTGCGTTCACTACGTTTCCATCGCTCTGCTAATTGTGCTTGATCTATGAAATTTCGATCTTTCATTTTTTTCCCTTGTATGTATTAGTATTAATTAAATGTTCTCTATTTGTTCACTCTAAGCAAAAAATTGTGTAATATCAAGTAGATGAGGGAAAAAACTCATATTGAATTTTAATAGGAGAAATAAAGATGAGTATTGATAAGGTTAAACCAGAAGAGTGGGATAGGGCCAACAAAGAGCTTGCAACAGAGCGACAAGTTGGTGGTAGCCACTACAAGGGTAAAGCTCAACCAATAGAATATATAATCAAGAACAACATTAGTTGGTGTCTTGGGAACAGTATTAAATACATTACCAGGTCTGGTAAGAAGGGCAGCAAAAAAGATCACATCAAGGATCTTAGAAAAGCAATCCACTACATAGAGTTAGAATTGCAACACACTTACGGTGTTAACCCACAAGGTGAGCCAATTATGGAAAAAATAGTGAAGCCAGATATTGACTGTGAAAAAATTGACTTTGAAATTTTTATGAAAAAGCAATACGATTTTTATAAAAGACAAAACACAGGCGAAATAATTTTAGACTATGCAGAATGGTCTGCTGATAATTTAGAAGATTTAAAAGAGGAGTATTTAGAATATGGACAAGCCGTTTAGAAATTTTGTTACAGCCAAATTTTATGACTGTAACAGAAACAAAGTTAGATATTATAACGAAGAACCATACAAAACTGTGCTTGATTATTTCAAGGACAATAAAAAATTCTTAATAGAAAAGTTTAAGTCTGAGAAAGATTAGAGTGCCACTCACCTATCTTATTGATATTTTCAATAGTGGTTTCTTCCAGTAAGTGAGCATATCTATTTGTAGTTTGGGTTGATTTGTGTCCTAACAAATCACCCACCTCTTTCAATGTCATCTTCTTAAATGAAATACAATGACTGGCAAAACTATGCCTTAGATCATGTAATGTAATATGATCTAAACCAAACTTTGCTCTAATGTTTTTCCACATACGATAAGGTGTTTTAATCGCAAAGATATATTCATGTCTTTTGCCATTGGTTCTTGGTTGTCTTTCTATTATCTTTCTTGCTTGAGTGTTCAAATATATTACACGCTTATCACCTGTCTTGTTTGCGGTTTTATGTTCGTTTAAAACAATCCTATCTCCTCTGAAATCGCTCCATTTAGCATTGCCTATTTCAGAAGCGGATCTTGCTCCTGTTAAGATACAGGCCCAAATAAAATCTACTGATACTCTTTTATTATGTATTTCGTAGCGGTTGTTTAGTTCTTTTATAACCTCAATAAGCTGGTCTTGTGTCAGGTAATTTTCTCTAATTGTTTCAGTATATTTCTTAACCAGGTTGAAAGGATATTTCTCTGTGTACTCAGAAGCCTTTGCTTCATTGAACACCTTTTTGAACACCATCAAAGATTTATTAGCCATGCTTTGTTTATCAATATCATAAAACCAATCTTTAACTTCTTGATGTGTAATGGTTTTTATATCTCTTGTGCCAAAGACTTTTTTTAAATAGTTGTCATATATATTTTCAAAAGACTTTCTACTTTTCAGGCCCTTAGTTTTTTCTAAATATTTAAACCATGAGTCAGCAAAAGTTTGTACTGTCATAATTTTATTATTTGATTTACCAAAAGGATCTATACCTTCTAATACCAAGGCATGATGTTTGGCTGCTTTAATTCTGACAGCTTCAATAGGTGTATTGATGTCAGCTAATTTGTTTTGTTTTCTTTTGCCATTAATGATGTAGGCAAAGGTATAACATGATGGATATATAAGTATGTTTGAGTCTTTGTTATCTCTTTTAAATTTCATTTTTCTCTCTCTGGTTGTGCTGTGGTTGTATCTTGCTCTAGTTTTACTGTGAACAAAATAGAAACATAGCGTATATTTATGATAACAAAATATTGAAAATCAGGTCAAGTTTTCGGCAGAAAACTGAGAAATAATGGTGAGCCCTGCAGGATTCGAACCTGCGACCCATTCCTTAAAAGCACTATGATTCAGTACCTTTAAGCCCAGTAATCAGCCAAAAAAAAGACCTCATTTTCTTTGGTTGTTATCAGGTAGTTTAATAAACTAAATGTCGTTTTCTTTCAACGCATTTATAATAGTGATTGATCTTTCTAGGGATTTTCTAGGGTTTACTTCTTTGATGTAGTCTAATTCTTTCTGCCAGGTAGCATTTAAGTTTCTGTTAGGTTGGAACTCTATTTGGTCATAGGGCAAATAACAAAAAGCAAATATATCTACTTCGTTTTCGTTGTAGTCTTTCTTGGTTCTGTTGACTCTTTTCTTAATATCCCATCTAACCAATTCTTTGTTTCTGTGGTGAAAGGTTGATTCAGATGTTTTGACTTGGATCTTGTATGGGATGTCATCTTTCATAACCAAGAAATCGTATCTAGCTGTTGGGTTGGGTTCAAAGATTTCGTCAAAGTATTGGAGTAGGAAGTAAGCAGCTAAGTGTTCTCCAGACCGCCCTACCTTATAAGTTGACATTATTCTTCGCTTTTGACTTTTAGTCCTTCAGGAATATCTGTTTGAGCTTTATATATTCTTTTCTGATCTTCTAGTGCTTCTGATCTAGCAGACCATTCTTGTTTTAATTCTTCTTCTCTTGCTTCATCACCCCTGTTTCGAGCTTCTCTTATTTCTTTTTTATAATAAACTTTCAAATCAGAAAGTTCTTTATTCATAAAAAAAAGATTAGTGCTTTTGGTATCTTCTGGATCAACTGGATAAATATTAACTCCAAAAAATCTTGATGCTGCTTGAGGTAAAGTAACTTTTGGTCTGCTTGGGTCTTGGCTATATGGATCTCCTTCTTTGGTTATTGCTTCTTTTAATTTTCCAGCAACACCTCTATTTGTTAAAAAGGTTGGAGCAGCAGTTGTCCACAAATATTCAAGAATTTGTCTGGCTTGCACTGTAGGAGGAGCTGATTCATTGTAAATTGGTCTTTGGGTAAATGGGTCTTTGTTTGTTTTAAGTGCCAATAAAGCAAAACCTGGGCCACCTACTATATTAGTAATATCTTGTGCAGCTTGACCAGTATCTCCTTTTGCAAGCTCTGAAAGAACTCCAGTATAAAAACCCCAAGGCATATTATATGACCAATCAAAGAGCTGCCATCTACCTTCACTGTCTTTAATTGGTAAAACAAGTGCATTACCACTGTCTCTTAAATATTCAGGTAAAGATTTTTTTAGTATCTCCAAATCGTCTTGTGTTAAATTATTTTTTGCTTGCCAAGCAACTGCCAATGCTGGTGGTATTGCCATGTATTTTACATATCTTTCTGGATAACGAATAAATGTTTCTAATAAAAATGGTAAAACCTTATATTGAAAAGTAGCAAAAGGAACACCAAAAGGATTTTCTCTTATTTTCTTAAGGGTTTTAGGAACAAGAGAATAATCAAATAAAGTTTTCTGAGCATTATAAACAGCAGTTTCAGGATTAAGACCTTTTTCCATATCATCTATAACTTTTGCAATCTTGCCAATCTCTTCCATTAGAGCATAACTATCGCCACCAAATTTTGCTATATTTCCAATAATTACTTTTGCTTTATCAGTAGCAGAACCAGTTGTATTAACTTTTGCTTTTGCATAAATATCATTTATTTGCAGCATTTCTTGTCTACTAAAAGTTGTACCTGTAGCACCATAACTTTTAGCAATCTCATAATATTTGCCTTTTGTTATTATTTCATTAATTGCTTGTGCTAATCTTTTTGGAAGCCGCCTAAAAGAGATGCCAGATAAATTTAATAAAACCATATTAGACATAAGGTTTCTAAAAACTGATGGCGGGTTTAGTGGAACTTTTAATAACTTCCAGGCTTTTGTTGCTTGTGTAGCCATATTAAAAATACTGTTTACTTCATCTCTTGCTACTATAGGAGTATTTATAATATCATCATGTATTTCTTTTCTAATATAAGCACCTCTTAATTCACCGTATTTTTTATTGTCTGGTAATTTTTTAAAATTAGTTACGTCTGCTTTTGCTATTCTATTTTGTGCTTGACTTATAGACTCTTCTAACTCCTTAACTATTTTTATGTCTGTTCTGGGTCTTAAGCCTTCTGCTATTTCATTTGTAATTCTGTTGACCTCTTCTTTCAAATAAAAAGGACTAACATTTCTTCCTCTAAAATTAACCAAACCATCTTGTAAGGCCCAGTTAGGATTTTTAGAAACCTCTCTAAAGAAGCCAAGTTTAACTACATCGCTAATAGGATCTTCTATGGCTTTAGCACCCAACAAACCAACATCTTCTATTTCACCAAGAAATTCTCTTGTAGCTGCATCTAAGTCTTTTCGTTTATTCAGATAGCCCATTGGGTTAGATTTTTTATTAAAATATTTTAAAAATAATCTAGGTAAGTAAGTACCATAATTTTCTTGCATTATTTCAGTTGATATTAAACCATTTCTTTCTAAAACTTCTGAAACTGTATCTATGCCCTTTCTTAATTCTAAAGCTGAAGCTTGTAAATTAACTGGAACTTCATCAAGGTTTTTTGCTCCCGTTAAAAAATCATAGACTGGTTTGTTTTCTTCTGGTGTTAGTTTATTAAATTGCTGAAAAACATTTCTTGCTAAATCCCTAGTCTGTTCTAACTTACCAGTAGCCCTGCCCCTTAAACCCAAATATTTTGGTTGTTCTGGCAATCCCTTTAAAGTACTTATGGGTTGTGTGATTTTTTGTATTTTATTTAGTGCAAGGTTAGCTAGTTTTTTATAAGCAGGGCCAATAAACGGAATTTTTCCTAACACACCAACTTCTGTATCTGGCACAACATTTAAATTATTTTCGATAGGCTCGGAAATATCTTCTATTTTTGATGAAATATCATCAATTTCCCCTTTTGTTGTTGATCGTGATAAAGTTCCTGGTTTTGTTTTTGTATTAGGTTTTGGTTTGTCTAAAAGAAATATTTTTTCAGGGGCTACCTCTGGGGCTACCTCTGGGGCTTCCAATAATAATTGTTTTTGTCTTGGTTTACTAAATCTGTTTACAACCGCACCAGTTGCACCACCAAGAACTGTACCTAATGCAGCACCAACGCCAGCACTTTTACCAACAGAAGCTAAATCAAATTCTTCCTGCCCTTCTGCATTTATTAAAGCACGCTGTCTTAAGGCATCATAACCTGCTGCATAAGGAGCACCTTCTGCCGCAGAAATAGCTGCATATCTTGCAACTCTATTTTTAGCCAAAGATTTTAATAGATCGCTTTTAATTTTATCTTTGGCTGCTTGTTTTATTCCTGTTGAAAGAAGTTTACCAGTACCCAAACCAAGATAAGTAGTAGGGCTTTCTAAAGGATTAATTATGTTGCCTAATGCTCTACCAAAACCAGAAAAACTAGGTTCTTTTTTATCATATAAATCTATTAAATTAACAAACGCTTCTTTTTGTTCATCATTTGCATTGCTTATTGCTCCGCCCTCACTAACTAAATCAACATCACTATAAGCAAGACTACCTCCATAATCTAAGCCCCATTCTGCATAACCAGTATCACTTAGCTTGGGAATTTCTTTGTTAGGGTTTTTTCTTTTCCAATCCCACTCATACAGAGTTTTAGATGAATCTATCCAAGATTTGTTTGTCTTTATATTTTCTTCAGTAATTTTAGGGCTATATTCTGATAAAGGAGTAAGTTTTTTCTCCTCATTGTTTGGTATCTTATATTTTTCTAATGGAACTAAAGGCATTATTATTCATCCAAAACAAACTCTATACCATCTTTTGAAACTATTTTTTTACCATCTTGTGTAGTTTTTCCAGTATCTAAATATTTTATACCATCCACTAATATTTCTTTTTGAGCTTTGAGTTCAGATGGAGCTTCTCCTGAAATAAGATTCCAAGACTCATTGGCTATCTGGTTTGCTTGTTCTATGGTATATATAGGACTTCCAAACTCATTTTGTTTTAATAAACCAGAAATTAAATTTCCTTTAAATTTTTGTTTATCTAATCCAGTAACACCGCCTAAAGCTGCTAGTTGTGAATTAAACTGTTCAGGTGACATTGTGTCTTTCTTAAAGTACAAATCTGCTATTGCTAAAGAATTTTGTTGTGCGACTGGAATGTTAGTTTTGGTAGAAACCAAACCCTTTGGAATTGAAATACCTGAACTCTCACCACTAAAATCAAAACCTGCTATTGCTCCAGGAGCTATAATTTTATCCATAAATACAATATCTTCATCAGTGTCATTTCTAAAAAACTGATCTGGTTCAAATGTTTTAGGTTCAGCATTTAATTCTTTAATGGTTTGATCACCAAATACTCTTCTTGTAGCATCAACACCTATAGCAGGAACTAGAGTTGCATACGGTGTGCCTTCAATAAGTTTTAAAAAATTAGCGTTTGCTTCTTCAGCTTTTCTTTCATCTTCTTTTTGTTTAAATAATTCTTGTCTTTGTAAAAAACCTTGAGTCATATCTTTACCTCTTAAAGCATCACCAAGAGCGATTAACATATTTCCTCTATTTTGCTTTTTCAAAAGATCCTGTTGAGCTTTATTATTTGCAACATCAATAAAGTCATTCATTTGATTGGTGTTTATAGCACCGCCCATAGGATTAAAACCACCCTGTAACATTAAATTAAATTTTTCTAATGGGGTCATTACAAAGCTCCGTAATTAACCATGTAGTAACCGCTATCATGTTTGGTTACAGCACTTGGGTTTGTTTCCATAACTTCTTGAGCAAGAACACCTATTGTTGGAAACTTATCCCAACCTATTTTTTTAGCTTTATTTTTCCAATTCCATGTATAAATCTTGTGTCCTTTTTCTTTACCAATAAAAGTAATGTCTTTTTTCATTCTTTTATCAGAACCCAATAAATACATTCCATAAAGTTGTGCTGCTGTTCCAAGAACATCTCCTGTTCCTGTTTTTTGCTGCATAGTTGTACTTGAATCTCCAGGTAAACCACTTAAACCTTGAGCAAGTAAACCAAGTTGTTCTCTAGGATAATTAATACCTCTCAAGAACTCATTGTAACCTGCATCCATAGCTCCTTGTTGTAAGCCCTGTTGTTGTGCACCAATACCAGATAGTAAACCTAAGTTTCTAAACTGGTCACTGAGTAAACCTTGGTTAATACCAGAACGAAAGTTTCTGTCTGCCATAGCATTAGCAACAGAACTATCAAAACCTTGTTGTCTTAAATTAGCTGCAATATTACCTGCTCTGTCTGCAAAATTTCTATTTGTTT